GATCTGGTGATGCTGGTGCGGCTCGGGGCGGCCTCGATGGTAATTGCCGATGAGGTGGGGATTTCGATTGGCGATTACGGCGAGGTGGTACCCGATGCGCCGATGGCGTGGCAGTTGGTAGCGCGGATGCTGTTAACGCATGGCATGTACTGCTTTGTGCGATTTCGCACTTCGAGCACGTTAGTGATGATTGCGAATGGCTGTTTGCGCAAGATCGACGGGGAACTGCGTCGCGTGGTGGACTGGGACTGGCGGGTGATGCTGAAGGAGGGGCAATGGTCGGCGTAGAGCACGATTGGCACTATTGGACCGCGGGGGGTGCATGTGAGTGACCAGGAATTAGACGCATTGACCGTATCGGACTACGGCGGCATGGTGCGGTTGTTGATCCGTACGAGTGATAAGCACTGTCGGGCGCTGTACTTGACGCAGGAGGAATGGCGAATACTGAACTCGGGCACGGGGGCGTCTATGGAATCGCCGGTCGAGGTGCACTGGTGCGAGCCGCCTGGAAAGGATGGGGCCGAGAACGGCCACGTGCGATCGCTTGAGCCGGCGTTTGCGAATAAGGCGGAATGAAGGAGGCCCCAAAATGAGTGAGCAAGAAAGCGACGGCGTGGCATTGGTGAGTGCGACACATCCCGGCGCCGAAGATTTGGATCCTGCGACGATTGAGGATATTGAAATCGAGATTCCCGATCCACGCACGCCAGGATTAGCGGAGGCGATGGAATGGGGCTCGCAGAATACGCACCATCCCCACATTCGAGTGTTGTGGGAGGAACTGGTGCGGTTAGGTGCCTGGGAACCGAAATGATCTGGATTTTGATAATGCTGGTGGCGATTTTTATCGTGCTGGCAAACAAGTCGGCAAGCAGATGATGATTTCACGATTGGTCCACGACACGGACTGCGTTTTAGTCGTGAGTCACGCGGTCGACGCCCAAAGTAACCACGACAGCCGGGGGCGAGTCCCCTCATTGTGGATGTTTCCGCTCGCGCGACCGGCACTTGATTTGATATGACCGCCCTTGACGACGATGAGGACTGGACCGCCGTACCTGTCAAAAAACCAGTCATCGTTCCGCCTAAACCGCCAGATCCCGTCGAGCCGCCCCCTTGGATGAAAGTCTCCAAGCGCGACAAGCAGCACGAGCCGAGTTTGATGACGATGGAATTCGTCTCGAACGCCGCAGGCTTTGGGCTCGACAATTATCAGATCGCTAAACTCCTCGGCATTGCGCCGCGCGTGCTGGAGAAGTGTTACGAGGAAATCCTCGAAACCTCGCGCACGGACAAGATCATGAAACTTGCCGCGCAGATGTATAAACTGGCGACGACCGGGTATGACGAAAAAATTCAGATGCAGGCGTGCCAGTGGCTGCTTGAGCGGTGGGGCGGTCAGGAATTCAGGAAGCCTCCCGAGCGCATTGAGACCAAGCAGATTGTCGATGAAAAGAAACCCGTCGTGGATATGTCCAAGTTGACTTATGAGGAACGCCAGCAGTGGCGCGTGCTGTTGACCAAGCTCGATGGCACTCAGTTGCGCACGCCGGATGAGTCGGTCGAACTGACACTCGATGCGCCGCAGGGACTAGCATCTTGAGGAGCGGGTAGTGTCCTATTTTGGGCGCTGCTGCGGTGCGGCGTTTGTTTGTTGTTTGCATGGGATGAACCTAGTTCTCGGAATAATGTAACACAAAAACTATTGACAAGCCATAATTCTTGTAATACAGTATCTCATATGGCAAACATACTCCCCACCGACAAGAAAATCCAAGTCATTCAGGAGTTTCGCAACTATGCCCCAGCCTAAGCCGAGGGGGCCAGGACGGCCCAAGCTGCCCAAGGGGGATGCTAAGTCATCCATTGTGGCAATCCGGCTGAATGCGGAGGACCGCAAGCGGGTGGAGGCGGCAGCTCGCGCCAGCAATCAGAGCGTGTCGGAATGGATTCGCGTTGCCCTAGCGGCGGCTATCGGTGGCTGAAATGGTCAAATTCAAATTAGGACACCACCGAGGAGCGCGATAAATTGACAATGCCTAACAGTATCGCGACCATAACGCGATGCCAGTCAAGATCAATGGCCAACTCGTCGAGCTCTCGCAACAGATAGCCGAAATAGACCGGCTCGACTACGAAGAGTCGCTGTACGAGTTTACCAAGGCATCGTGGCGCATCAACGATTCGCATCCGTGGATAGATGGCTGGTGCGTCGAAGCCGTGTGTGAACATCTGCAAGCCGTTATCGATGGGCAAATAAAAAACCTTATTATCAATCAGCCGCCAAGGACCGGTAAGAGCAGTACTTGCAGTGTTGCACTAGCGCCCTGGACTTGGGCTCAACCAACACGCACGTTCACGAGCGGCCCGGGCGTCACGTTCCTCTATGCATCCTTCAACGATCGATTGAGCGTGCGCGATTCCGTGAAATCACGCCGAATTATCGCCTCCCCGTGGTATCAGGATTTGTGGGGAGATCGGTTCAAATTACTGGATGACCAGAATACACGTACACGATTTGGAAATGACCAAGGGGGTGAACGGCTCATCACGTCGATTCAAGCCGCCGGCGTCACAGGAGATGGCGGGAACTGCTTTGTTGCCGGTACAAAGGTGGCCGTTCCTAGCGGACAACGAAACATTGAGGAGATGAAAGCTGGCGATGAGGTCTTAGCGTTCGATCTGCGACAGGGGAAGGTGGTAAAATCTTGCGTAGTCGCCACAGCCAACCGGATTGCCAATGACCTCTGCACGCTATACGAAGTTTCGGGACATCGATTCACATGTACTAAAGATCATCCAATCCACTCACCGGGGCGCGGATTTATCCGAGCTGGTGAAATGGGGCCAGGAGACGGGCTCCTTATATCAAGAGGCCAGAAAATATCAGACCCGCACCGTCCTGCGTCTGATCTGCGACAATTGCGGCAAGAATGTGGACAAACTCCTATACGAGCAGCGCAAGGCGCTCACGCAAGGAAGTCGAGATGCATATTGCAGCAGGAAATGCTGCATGGCGCATCACTCCTTCAAAAATTCCAAACCGTGCATTGTTTGCGGCAAGACAAAAACGCTCCGGCAGTCGAAGTATTGCTCAGAAGATTGCAAGGTCTCGGAGCGAGAACGAAAAATTTCCGCGCGACGGCGCGCGCGCCCCGTCAAGAAGTGTGCACATTGTGGGAACGATTATCAAGGATCTGCGCAAGCATACTGTTCGGTGACGTGTGCCAACGAAGCACACTCATTGCGGATGGCGGGAGCGGGCAATTCGAAGTTCCGTGGCAACACGCGATATTCAAACCAGTTTCGCGATATGCGATTCGTGATTCTCGAGAGGGACGGATATTGTTGCGGCGCTTGTGGGCGTCGAGAGATGTTGAGCAATCATCGACGAAAGAGATCGAATTTGGAGACGCACCATATCGACGAAAACCCATCGAACAACGTCCCCGAAAATTTGATCATGCTTTGCATTCAATGTCACAGACATCACCACTTTGGACTATTGGAGAAGTCGCCGCTGTTACCCATCATCGCGGCGAATCGGTCCCGGTCTATGACATCCAAGTTGAAGGACAGAACAACTTTTTTGCGGAATCTATACTTGCCCACAACTGCATCGTAATTGACGACCCGAATTCCGCGCAGGAAATAGAATCGGAAGCAGTCATCGCCCGAACACTCGACTGGTGGGATGGCACCATGTCGACGCGCTTGAATGATATGAACCTTGGCGCGTTCATCGTGAATCAGCAACGCCTCGGCGAGAATGATTTGACCGGGCACATTTTATCGAAAGAAGCCGATGATTGGTGTTTGCTGATGCTGCCGATGCACTATGACCCGGAGAGATCTTTTTTCTTGCCAACGGGATGGAAAGATCCGCGGACCGTCCCTGGCGAGCTATTGTGGCCCGAACGATTCTCAGAACAGAGCATCGCCACGCTGGAGCGCAAACTCGGTGCGTGGCGGGCTGCGGGGCAACTCGAGCAATCTCCGCAGCCTCGGGGCGGCGGCGTCATCAAGCGCGCCGATTGGAAACTCTGGCAGGCCGACACCTATCCTCCGATGAATTTTATTTTGGGGTGTGTCGATACCGCCTTCACGCTTGACACGATGAACGATCCGTCCGGCATGATCGTGTGGGGTGCGTTCAACCTAGATCGCACACAACACGCGAACCGGATCTACAATCGCGTGACCAAAAAACTGATGAGTATTGATCGGCTGAGCGTTGACAATCTTGCGCACGCGATGGCGATCTTCGGATGGACGGAGCGTTACGAATTTCACCAATTGATTGAACGAGTCGTACAGACCGCGCGCAAGTTCAAGGTCGATCTACTGTTGATCGAAAACAAGGCGAGTGGAATTTCACTAGGGCAGGAGTTGAGGCGACTTTACGCCGATGAAAAATTCGGCGTACAGTTCTTTGATCCGAAGTCGCAGGACAAGTTTGCGCGATTGGTATCTGTGCAGCACATATTCCAAGAGGGGCATGTCTGTGCGCCAGAAACCGAATGGGCCGAAGCAATCATCACGCAGGTTGGACAGTTTCCTCGAGCCAAGCACGATGAGTATGTCGACTTGACCTCAATGGGCATTCGGTACTTGCGCGATAACGGTCTTTTGCTGCGTGCGCCGGAAGTCGAAGCGGAGCGCGATTCGCACATTGTCTATCCTGGAGGGAATGGCGCTGGAGCCCTCTATCCGTGTTAGTAGCGCCCTAGCACTTTTCGGGTTACGATTCTACTATGGTGAATGGCTATCCCATCTTGGATCCGCCGCGTGTACGCGCGCAAGCGATTGTGGATTTGATTTCGCGCTATCAGCGGCCCTGGATTTTTCGAGTCGAGGTGTGGGCGACGCAAATGCCGTTTCGGCAGGTGTATGAGATTGAGGCCGCGAGTGATGATGATGCCGCATCGCAGGGCCTGAAGCGATTCGAGTTCGACGTCCTGGCGGCGTTGAGGGCGAGAAACTAAATGGCGGCCGGTCCCCACAATATGCCATCCTCCCAAGGACTCGCGCCGATGGGTACTCCCGATGCGCCCGAACTCATCGTTGAAGTGGAGGGCGAACCCGAAGATCGGCCGACATTCGATAATGATGGAAATATTGTCGAGATCAAACACGGCGACGGTGCGGTGACCGTGAGTCTCGATGGCCAGCCGTTGCAGGAGGCGCCGAGAGCGGCAAAACAAACCGGGCATTATGCCAATCTTGCCGAGGAAATTCCGCACGATGTGCTGAGTATTATCGTCGAGGATTTGCTGCGCGGTATCGATGAAGATCTCGAGAGTCGGCGCGATTGGATCGAACAACGCGCGCAGGGGTTTCATTTGCTCGGTCTGAAGATCGAAATTCCGAATGTACAAGGCGCGAGCGATGGTGCGCCGGTCGAGGGCATGAGCAAAGTCCGTCATCCCCTCTTGGCCGAAGCGGTGCTACGGTTTCAGGCCAATTCCCGCGGCGCATTCCTGCCGACGGACGGCCCGGTAAAGATTCGAAACGATGACACCAATTCGACAAGCGATGAGGATGCGCTCGCGAACGTGCTAGAGAAGGATCTGAATCACTATCTCACGGTGAAGGCGACCGAATACTATCCGGATACTGAAAAGATGCTCTTTCAGGCTGGATTCGGCGGCGATGGGTTCAAGAAGATCTACACGTGTCCGTTGCGCAATCGCCCCGTGTCCGAGTCCGTCGATGCGGATGATCTGATCGTCAATCAATCGGCGACGGACTTAGGGAATGCACTGCGCGTCACGCAGCGCATCATGATGAAGCCCTCGACGGTTAGGCGCATGCAGATCGTCGGGGCGTATCGGGATATCGCCTTGGGGCAGGCGGTCGCCCCGACGCCCGATGCGCTCAAAGAGGCGAAGAATGATCAGCAGGGCATTCGACCCGAAGGATTGCGCAATCCGAAGGATCAGGAACGGGAGATTTACGAGTGCTATTGCGAGATCGATATTCCGGGATTCGAGCACAAGGACGCCGACGGAAAAGTGAGTGGGTTGCCGATTCCCTATCGCGTGTCGATCGATAAATCGGATCGCAAAGGGCTTGCGGTCGTGCGCAATTACCCGCCGATCGTTGGGGATGAACTGCCTACCGCGAAGAAAGTATTCGTTAAGTTCCCCTTCGCGCCGGGTCCAGGATTTTACGATATCGGGCTCTTGCATATCCTCGGGAACACCACGAACGCAGCGACGGCCGCGTGGCGACTGATGCTTGATAATGGCATGTTCGCCAATTTCCCTGGATTTCTGACGGCGAAGGCATCGGCGCGCCAAAACACCAACATTTTTCGCATTCCGCCGGGCGGCTCTGCGCAGATTGAGACGGGCGGTTCGCCCATTCGCGACTTTGCGATGCCGCTTCCCTACAACACGCAGCAAATGCCGCCGTTGATGTCCCTCGTGACCGAGATCGTCGAGACGGGACGGCGTATTGGCGGCACGGCCGAGGTACAAGTCGGTGAAGGGCGTGCCGATGTGCCGGTGGGAACGACGCTCGCAATGATCGATCAGGCAATCAAGGTCATGGACGCCGTGCACAAGCGCATGTACAGCGCGTTTGCCGAGGAATTTCAGCTATTGCTTGAGGAATTCAAGGCCAATCCGCGCGCTTTGTGTCAGTGCAAGAGCAAAACAGCGTGGGATTTGCCGAAAATCGAGGAAGCACTGCAAAATTGCAGCCTGGTGCCCCAAGCGGACCCTAATACCTCCTCGACGGGGCAGCGGTTGATGAAAATCATGGGCCTCATTCAGCTCATGGGGACATTCCCGACGCTCATCGACCCGGTGAAGACGTGTACGGGCGCCATCGCGGCCTTGGGATGGGCCAATCCGCAGGAATTCATGGTGCCCCGGAACGCGCAGGCCGCGCCGCCGCCGCAATTGCTGCAGATGCAGGCCGAGGAGAAACGCAAGGATCAGGATTCGCAGGCCAAGATGCTCGAGGCACAAGCGAAAATGACCACCGCGCAGGGCGTTTCCGCTAAAACTCATGCCGAGGCGCAAACGGCGGGGCTCGATGGTGGCGGTCAGACCGCGGCGCCCGGACCCGAGCCATTATCGCCCTTGGATATCGCGACGGCCGAGGCCAAAGTGCTAGATGCCAAGACCCGCGCTCGGGAAGTGGGGGTGAAGGAACGTCAGATGGTGGTTGAGAACCAAAACCGGGACCAAGACCGCCATGCGAAGGAACTTGACACCCGGGTTGATCTGGCGAAGGATTTGCTCACCGCGCCACCGGGGGCGCAGAATGTGGGCGCAAAGGCCAATCGAATCGTGAAAGAGGTCAAGAAATCACCATGAGCGAGATGAGCCGCGAGGCCCGGGAAGCCGCAAAATCCAAAGTGAAACGGCTGCTGGCGGATCCAAGTAAGCCCGTCGATGCGTCGGGATATACCCCGCCAGGCCCCGAACTCGGGATGGTCCAAACCGGCGAACGGCCCGTGACGCGGCCCCGATTCCGCGCTGGCGGCTCGATTACCGGTGGCAAAACGACGGCTCGAGCCGATCGCAAGCGCCGTTCCACGGGCGGCATGACCGCAACGCAATACCTCAACCGCGACGTTCACGAAGCCAACGACGCGAGACCCGGCCTAAAGCACGACGGTGGATTCAAGCGCGGTGGCGTGGCGACCGACGGGCGCGCTCGAGCGCACAAGTTCATCGGCGGTCCGATGCCAGGGGGCGCCGGAATATCCGGCCCCATGATGGCGCAGCGACGCATGTACAAATCCGGCGGCAGTGTGGCTCACGGCCCCGATTGCGGATGCGCGAAGTGCTCCGGCGGCCGGATAGCACGCGCCTCGGGCGGTGGCAACTGGATTGCGGGAGCCACCCAAAACAAGGGCGCGTTGCATCGCAGGCTCCATGTTCCCGAGGGCGAGAAGATTCCCGCCAAGAAGATCACAAAGGCCGAGCACAGCAAGAATCCGACAGAGCGCAAAGAGGCATCCCTTGCCAAGACGCTGAAGGGATTGCACAAATCTGCGGGAGGTGCCCTTGATGGCGGCACACGTCCGATAGGGGGCCGCATGGCCAAAGCCAGCGGCGGTCGCACTAGCAAAAAGGGCGGCATGAACGTCAATATCATCATTGCGCCGCCGAAAGCGGCTGGTCCGATGCCAGGACCCATGCCGATGCCCCCGGGCGGTCCCCCTCGTGGGATTCCAGCGCCGCCGCCGGCCGCGATGGGACCACCGGCCGGAATGCCGCCCCCTGGTGTCGGTGCACCGCCCCCGATGGGCGCGCCGCCGCCGCAGATGCGCAAGTCCGGTGGTCGCGCCTACGGCAAGAGCGGCTATCCGATCAGATCGGAAGAGCG